CGCAGGAAGTGCATACTCTTGTTTACCATTTACCCAATCATCCGCTCCACTTATTTCAATAGCTTTAAAATCTTTTTCTTCATCATCACTAGCTCTTCTAACTCTAACAACTTTAGTGTCACCTTGTTTAGTATTTAGGTCACGCAATGAGTAAGCTACTGCGGCATCACCTACAAGTTTACCCAGGAGTGGTCTTGAGTTACCCACTGGGTCGGAGTCAATAACAGGGGCAGTGCGGTCAACTGTGAAAGCTGAACCATTAACAGATAACTGTGTTACATCTGCTTTCTTATCACGATTGATAATGAAGTCCTGTCCGTTTACTTGTAGTGTTTTATTAGCCATTATTAATAAGCAACGTTAGCACCTGTACCTGAAGACGCTACATTAACTGAAGGTCTTCTAATCGTAAGAGATGACATTCCAGATTTAGCTTTACTTTTTCTAGTCTGTGCTGGTTTGTTACGCACAGTCTTAGCCATAGCGGTAGGAGGAGGAGGTGCTGCTGGCGGTGGAACTGGGTCAGGTATTTTAGGGGATGACATACACATATCTATTCTTTCGTTAGGATGTTTTCGTTTTGGATATTGAATTGATGGGTAAGGAAATTGATAACTGAGCGTTGACCATTATGAAAGTCCATGTCTCTTAATGATGTACTCGTATCAAAGTCTTTTGAAGGAAAGTTTTCACCTAAAGTTTTTAGTAATGTAGGGCTAACAGGGGGGAATGGGTTGTCCATAATTACCTTTCATTTGGGTTCGATACTTCATATTCCCTCTTTCTCAAGTCATCTAATGACTGAGGTAGCTTACCTTCTTGTATCCATTTCTCTGTTTGAATTAGACACATAGCGTTCCAAATGATTGCACCCCCATGGTCTTCACTTATATCTCCATCAATGAATTGCCATAGGTGGCGATAGAGACTATCTACATATCTACTAAGGGGAATACCCTTCTGCCAATTATCACGACCATACTTTGTAGCACCATCTTCAAATCGTTTTGATGCAGCTCGAAGGGCAGCAATAGGTAACAATGAAGGCATTCCTTTACCTTCCATCGCATCTCTAACTGCACCTGTGTCAAATAATGAGCGTTGCCCACTATCAGGTAATGTTGATTTTACGGAGTCCATAATTTTATCTCTTGTGTTTCTAGGTTAAAGTCTTTGCTTTGTAGGATGTATGCAAGTCGAGCAGTGAGTAGAGCATCTTCTTCTGTGAGGTCGTGCTTCTTATACTCATTAACAACTGTCTTCCAAGTAGCACCATTCTTATCTAGTATCTTCTCGGCAGTCTTAACACCTACACCTTTAAGACCTTTGTATCCATCGATAGCGTCACCTGTAAGTGTTTGAATGAGGTGAAAGCGTTTAGCTTTTTGAATACCAGTAGTAGTTAGTTCATCTTTAAGATGGTTGTACCAGGTGATTGGGAGTGTACCGAAGTCTTTATCACCACTAACTGCTATGGTTTCCTTGGGGTGTCTTGTGCAAAAGATACCAATAGCATCGTCAGCTTCTATGTTATCTATAATCATACCATTGTGGTAGTCATACATATAATCACTTAAGTCACTGATACCCAAGGGCTTACGCTTACCTGAACGATTAGCTTTATAACCCTCGAATAAATCTTTACGAAAGTTTTTCTTACCACTGATACAAGTGATATACTCTTTAGCTTTTAGTTTATCTAATATCTCACTGACTAATAAATCTATCTTAGCCCTAGCTTCTGCTTCCGATGAATGGAGTGTCCATATATTGTCATCCCATTTAGTTTCCACCTCTGATGAAAACGCTGCACGATATATAATCATATCGCCATCTATAATAATTGTTTTGTTACTCATATGTCTTTTTTAAATGTTTCTAGCTTGTGTATTAGTTTAAGTAATTGAACACGCTCTAGGTCTAAGCGACTGAGAGTTTGTTTGAACTCATCAATCTTAACTTCTAAACCTAGTACGATAGCTTCTTTAACTAAGTGTTCCTTTGCCATTAGTGTGTCTCCTTCCAGTTGTTGCCAACTTTGTATTCACCATCAAGAGGACACTTGAAGTACAAGTCTTCTCCTGCTTGTCTGATTGCTTTGACGAATAACTCACCAAGCAACTCGGAGTCTTCTGCGGCACAACTAAACTGAACCTCATCATGCACATTAGCGTGAAGGGTATAGTTCTTAGTGGCACTGAATACAAAATTAACAAGAGCTTGTTTCATTATGACTGCTCCTGCTGATTGTAATAATAAGTTAAGTGCTGAGTGTGGAGAGCGACATGGTAACATTCTACCATCGAGTCCTCGAAGAGAACCTGTAGATGTAACCTTTGCTTCTACTGCACTGACTAACTTACTGTATGCTGGTAGGTTCTTCTTGAAGTTAGCCTTTAGACGCTTACCATCTTGGGCTTTACCACCAACGATAGAACCAATCTTTGCATCACCAGCACCATAGAGTGTGGCATATATAAAGGTCTTAGCTTGGTCTCTTGTTTCTAATCCTGCTGCTTTTTGGTTGGCAGTATGGATGTCTCCTTCAAGTATAGTAGTTGCGTAACTACCTGAGTCCCAAGGATATAGGTAATGTGCAAGACATCTTAGTTCTAATCCACTCGCATCACATCCTACTAATACTTTACCCTTTGGTGCAGTAAAGAGTTCTCTACACTCACCACCATAGGGACTACGAACAGAAGGAACTTGTGCAACATTAGGTGATTGATGAGTGCATCGACCACTGATAGCACCATTGGTATTAACACCACCATGTATCCGTTCATCCTTCACTAACTTAATCCAAGCTTGGTTACCTTCTAGTAATTGTCCAAGTCGTTTAGAGATAGTTAAGAATTGTAATAGCTTTAGAGATTCCTCTGTATTAATTTCTTTTAGGACACCCTCATTGATTGCAGGTCGCTTGCCCTCATAAGACCCAGGCTTCCATCCTCTCTCCATAAGTCTTGTGCTGATTTGGTCACGACTATTAGGATTGAAGGGAATAGATTTAGTTTTTCGTTCTCCTTTGAAACACTCGTTAGGTTTGTACCCTACCTCTATCATCGCTTTCTTTGTAGGGAAGGGGTCACCATTTCTATTCTGCCATTGAAAGCTTTTAGTTTCTTCAACGATAGGAGGGAATACTTTTTGTAAATCTGTTTCTATATCACAACGCTCAAGCATTAAGGTCTCCATGAGTTGCGTAGCTTTCTTAGTATCAAACGGAAACCCATTGTATTCTTGCTTACGCATTTGGATAGCGAACTGATGTTCAAGTGCTACCATTTGCTCTGCTGGTTTCTTACTCATTAACCAATTATACAACGCATTGGTTACACGAACATCTTGTTCACAATAGTTTTGCATCTCTTGTGACCACTGTGACCAATCAGTTGATTCACCATAGTCACCCTTCAATACATTGATACGAGTACCCCAAGCTTTCAATGAGTGTGAACCCCACAAGGTCTTATCAAAGTCTACTCGTTTGAAGTCATCGTTGCGAACATCAGGGGCAATACACCTAGCTAGTATCAAAGTATCTACTAGGTTGTGATGTCTGAAGTCGTATAATTTATTAAGGGCAGGTACATCAAAGCCTATGATGTTATGTCCTACGATTGTGTCAGCTTCAGCTAACTTATCTAATCCATATCCGATGTCATCGTTGAGTGAGTTGTAACTTGTCATCTCCCCATTAGACGCATCCAATATAGATAAACAATGGACAGTCTTAAGGTCACTCAAGGTTGCCCAGTTGGTAATTCCGTTTGTTTCTATATCAAATATTAGTGTGTTCATTTTAGTTCCGTTAATCGTTCAAGTGGTAAAAGGATTCCTTTACTTGAGTTCTTATCCCCACCTCGTTTATCCATTGTGCTGCCTTTCATAGGTTCAATCATTTCTTTAAGCTTTTGTGTTTGAATAAAGATGAATAGATTGTCGAAAACAAAGCACCAATAGTCCGCTTCAGAGCGTGAGATGCCTGAGGGTTTGCCCCTGGATTCATACTCAATATATAAGTTGCCAGTAGTTTTCGCTTTAAGGTCTCGTTTGACTTCAACCTTTTTGTCTTGTAAAAGTTCAGCGACTTGCTTCTCAGCAACTTGCCCAACCTTGAGGTCATATTTAAAGTTTGAACAGTATTCCATATATTAAAAATAATTTTCACTTGTATCTCCCTCGGTTAATTTTTCTTCTGTTAGTCTTCCTGTGTCAGCTTGCCATCTTAGATTACAAGCCACACCTGTATCACCACTGAATCTATTCTTCAGAACTCTTACTGATGTGAGGTGCTTGTTCTCTTCGTCTTGTTGGTTTCGCTCCAAACCAATAACCATATCACTTAGTTGTGCTATGCCAGCAGACCCTCGCAGTTGGGCTACAGATGTTGTTGCTCCATCTTCGTGTCCTCTGCCTTCAGGTCGTTTAAGGTGGCTGACAAGAATGACACCCATCTTACACTCCTCGACTAAGGCACGAAGTTTTGTCATGAGGTTGTCAATCATTCTACGCTCATCACCTTCAGTGCTACCTGAGATAACGATTGAGATGTGGTCAAGTACAATGTACTCAACATCGAGTGACTTCGCCATGTATCTTATATGACCAACAAGCTTGTCTCCTTCGAGAGAACCCCAATGGTCATATAAGAAAAATCTACCATTACCCACAGTAGCTTCGTATGCTGCTTTGTATTCCTCATCAGCATCAAAGTTATCTAGGTGTAAT